CCCGTCCACGGACGCAAAGTTGCCACTATGGAACTTGAAGCCGTTTACGATGAAGAAAACGGCTGGACACGGTATACTCTGGATACGCCCTCGGAATCCGAAGATGCGGCCCCTGTGAATGCACTGGGAACAAAGCGCAAATATGTTCGCAAAGTAGAAACTGAGACTGCAACCGAAGGGNTTTAATTATGGCAACCACCGCTGGCGATCAAATCAATCGGGCGCTTCGGCTGCTCGGCGTGCTTGCCGAAGGTGAAACGCCATCCGCAGCGACATCGCAAGATGGCCTGACTGCGCTAAACCAGATGATCGACTCGTGGAATACAGAACGTCTGTCTGTATTCAGCACCCAAGATCAAATCTTCACATGGCCTGCGGGTCAAATTACTCGCACACTTGGGCCAAGTGGTGACTTTATCGGCAACCGCCCAGTATTGTTTGACGATGCTACCTATTACCGTGATCCCGGCACAAATGTGTCTTTTGGCATCAAGTTTATCAATCAGCAGCAGTACGATGGCATTGCCGTTAAGACTGTAACGTCAACGTACCCACAGGTCATCTTTGTCAATATGACCTACCCTGACGCTACGATGACGGTGTACCCCAAGCCCACACGAGATTTGGAGTGGCACTTTATTTCGGTTCAAGAACTAAGCAACCCAGCCGTACTGACAACTAATCTGACATTCCCACCGGGCTACCTGCGTGCGTTTGTCTACAACTTGGCAATGGAGATCGCACCTGAGTTTGGTGTTGAACCCAGCCCCCAAGTAACCCGTATTGCCATGACCAGCAAGCGTAACTTGAAACGCATCAACAACCCTGATGACATCATGTCTATGCCTTACTCACTCATAGCAACTCGTCAACGGTTTAACGTCTATGCGGGTAACTACTAATGCAAACACCGATTCTGGGCGCGTCTTATGTCGCACGCAGTGTCAATGCTGCGGATAACCGACTTGTCAATCTTTTTCCAGAGGCTACCGCCGATGGGGGTAAGACTGCGGGATTCTTTAACCGTACACCGGGCTTAAAGTTCCAGCAAACCATAGGCACTGGCCCCATTCGGGCGTTGTGGGCGCACCAGACCAACGGCAGCGACTTCTATGTTGTATCGGGTACTGAGTTCTACAAAGTCACAGGATTGACCGCTACACCCACTTTGCTGGGTACAGTGACTGGAACTGGCCCAGTGTCGATTGCTGACAACGGCACACAGATGTTCTTGGCTTGCAACCCTGACGGGTTTATCTACAACGAAGTCACCAATGTGTTTGCCAAGATTACTGACCCTGACTTCACGGGTGCTGTAACCGTTGGCTACTTGGATGGGTACTTTGTCTACAACGAACCCAATTCCCAAAAGGTGTGGGTAACTGAGTTGCTTGACGGCAGTTCGGTTGACCCCCTCGACTTTGCGTCTGCTGAAGGTTCACCGGACGGATTGGTTGCCATCAACGTAGACCACCGCGAGGCGTGGCTATTTGGCACTGATTCCATTGAAGTTTGGTATGACGCTGGATTGGCTGACTTCCCTTTAACGCGCATCCAAGGCGCTTTTAACGAAATTGGATGTGTGAGTGCATTCTCCATCGCAAAGCTGGACAATGCCCTATTCTGGCTCGGCACGGATGCCCGTGGGCAGGGAATCGTTTACCGCGCCAACGGCTACACGGGCGTTAGGGTTTCCACCCATGCTATTGAGTACGCTATCGCACAGTACGGCAACATCTCGGACGCTGTGGCCTACACCTACCAGCAAGAGGGCCATGCCTTCTATGTGTTGACATTCCCCACTGGCAACGCTACTTGGGTTTACGATGTGTCCACCCAAGCATGGCATGAGCGTGCTGGCTGGAACACTGCCCTTGGTGAATTCACCCGCCACCGTAGCAACTGCCAATGTAACTTTGGCGGCAACATAGTAGTCGGTGACTATGAGAACGGCAACATCTACACCCTTGACCTTGAGGTTTACTCTGACAATGGCGACATCCAAAAGTGGCTGCGGTCATGGAGAGCGTTGCCAACAGGAGCAAATACCCTCAAGCGCACGGCGCAACACAGCTTGCAACTTGATTGTGAGTCGGGTACTGGATTGGTCACAGGCCAAGGCAGCGACCCTGAGATCATGCTGCGCTTTTCTGACGATGGTGGTCACACATGGTCTAACGAACATTTGAGCAAAATGGGCAAGATTGGCGAATATTACCGCCGCGTCTTTTGGCGCAGGCTAGGCATGACCCTCAAGCTGCGTGACCGTGTTTATGAAATATCGCAGACTGACCCAGTTAAGGCGGTCATCATGGGTGCTGAATTAGTAATTAGTCCGACCAACGCATAATGGCTACAACGCCCAATATCACCCAAATCACGGCCCCTCGTGTTCCGCTGATTGATTCACGGTCAGGGTTGATGTCGCGGGAGTGGTATCGGTTTTTTTACAATATATATGTACTCACGGGTGATGGAACTGGTGTTACCGCCGTCATCAATGGCGGCACTGGCATCTCGTCCTATTTGGTGGGCGACATTCTGTATGCCAACACCACGACCAGTTTGGCAAAACTCCACCCCGGCGCTGTGGGCCAAGTGCTTACCACCAATGGCGCTAATGCTGCGCCAACATGGACAACTTCAACAGGTACAGCCCCAGTCACTAAGACTGCGGACTTTACTTTAGCGGACACCGATTCTTGGGTAATCAACAATAAGTCAGGCTCGACCTGTACTGTTACCCTGCCAGCGCCATCGGCCTACAATGGGCGGCAAGTTGTGTTTAAAAATATGCAACCACAGCTTTTGGTGTCAGCTTCAAGTAATGTTGTGCCAATTGACAGCACATCGGCTGGAACTGGGATTCTTTTGAATGTTGTGGGAAACTCGGCGACAATGGTGTCTGATGGCTCAAACTGGATCATCATGCAAGCCTCGTCTAACAACAACCTGCTTTTGGAATAATTTAATGCCCGTCATGTCTCAAGAATGGCAAGTAGCCAACCAAGAAAACAAGCGAAACTGGTGTCTAGGCAACCAGCAAGCGGTTGATTTTTTGAATTGTTTATTTGATGCCGTAGAATTATGGGACGATTTGATAGACAAAGATGTCGTGGTTGAGGACAACCACATAAATCGGGTGTTTACCTCGTTGATGTTTGTACTTCCCGCAAACCCTTGGTTTGTGGCAAACTACACCTATTACCAGCCCCTAATCATGGCTGCAATTAACGGGTTTCACGATGCCAATGAAATGTGTAAAAGTGAGAAAAAGCACTTGCGAAATCTTGCATTTCACATCCGTAATTTTGGAATAGAGATTCATATCGCCACTGCATTTTTAATTGGTGGTTTTGACCATATGCGTAAAGTGTCTCGTGAAATTCGAGAGTTTTATGCCTTTGAAACTTTTGACGAATGGGAGACAGATCATGCCAGAACCAATTAGTACAGGTGCAGCAATTCTTGGAAGTTCAGTTATCGGTGGTGGACTAGCCGCAAAGGGCGCTAGTGATGCTGCTAGAACACAAGCCGATGCAGCAAACCGTGCAGCAGCACTTCAAAAGGAAATGTTTGACGAGCAGCAGCGGATGTCTGCGCCTTATCGTGAGGCTGGTGTAACTGGTCAAAACCGATTGATGGAACTCTTGGGGCTAGGTGCAAACACTGGGGCCGAAGGTTACGGTAGGTATTCCAAAGACTTTGGAATGTCTGATTTCCAAGCAGACCCCGGCTACGCCTTCCGATTGTCTGAAGGCCAAAAAGCCCTTGACCGTCAAGCTGCTGCCCGTGGTGGATTGATCTCTGGTGGCGCACTCAAGGCCGCTACTCGGTATGGTCAGGACATGGGATCGCAAGAGTACGGTAATGCGTATAGCCGTTACCAAACCAATCGAAGTAATCAACTTGCACCTCTTGGTAGCTTGATGGCATCTGGTCAAGCGGCTGCGGCTGGTGCAGCGGCTAATGCGGGTCAGTATGGTACAAACGCTGGCAACCTAATGGTGCAAGGTGGACAAGCCCAAGCAGCAGGTCAACTGGGTATAGGTAACACTTTGAACAATGCACTGGGTACTATGGCAAGTGCATATCAGAACCAAGAAAACTTCAACAGGTATTTAAGACAAAATCAATTAAATACTGCTAACCAATCGTCAGATCCTTTGGGGTCGTACATTAGCCAAAGGGGACTTTAATGGCTGATCTAAACGCACTCATTGCCCAAGGCGCTCAATTCAAAGCGCCTGTTGATCCGTTTGCCCAGTACGCGCAGATGCAGCAATTGGAGCAGGCTAGTTCTACAAACCAACTCAATCGAATGAAGATGGATGAGTACCAGCGTGGTTTGCAAGAGCAAAACGCATTGCGTGGTCTTGATCCCGCTGCTGCCGACTATTTGACGCAAATTAAAAAGGTTAACCCTAAACTTGGTTTTGAGTTTGGAAAATTGATGCAAGAGGGTGAAAATTTAAAGTTGACTGGGCTTAAAACTCAAGCAGACGTTGCCAAAACTAAAAAAGATATGCTTGATTCATCCTTGCGAAATATGGCAAGCAACCCGTCAAATGAGAACATCATTGCCCATACTCAAGATTACGAACTAAACTCATTGTTTGCAAACGAGTTACCGTCAATTAAGGCCACTGCTCAACGATTGCTTGGGATGACACTAGACCAACGCAAGGCAGTTTTGTCGGGTGCAGGGGCTACGGCTGGTGATTTGTCTACTGCTGAATCTTCTAGGTTGGGGCGTTTGACTACTGAGCGTGGTCAAGATTTGACTGCTTCTACTGCTAAAGCTGGGCAAAGAGTAACCATGCGTGGTCAGGACATCACTGCGGCTACGGCTGCTGCTGCTGCTAATCGCGCAACTAATGTGAAACCTTTAACAGAATCGCAAACAATTAAGCTGCGTACTGATGTTGGTAAAGATTACAAAGCCGCATCGACTGCTTTGTCACAAATAGATGACTTATTACTTTCATCCGAGTCGGTAAAAACCGCACCGGGATTATCCGCAGCCACAGGTTATACCGGTAAGTATTTACCTTCTTTTTCTGAAGGTAAGGCAGCCCAAGCTGAAACACGCCTTGCTAATTTGCGCGGTAAAGTGACCGCATTAGGTAAGGCAACTGCGGCTATGTCGGGTTCAATTGGATCAATTGCAAACCAAGAATGGAAGATTTTGGCCGATCAAATCGCCGCACTAGATGAAGTTAAGGGTAAGAAACCCTTGCTTGAACAGATTGACTTGGTTGAAGCACAAGCAAGGGGTGCTGCTGAACGCATCCGTGACGCATACGAAAAAACACGCGCTGAAGATTTTGAACGATTCCCTCAATTCCGTAATTTACCAGAATCAAAATTAAAATCACCCGCACCTGATGCTGTTGCGCCTAATATTGATGCCCTTCTTAACAAGTACAAATAATTATGGCAACACTTGAACAACTTAGCGCAGCGTTGGTCAAGGCCGACGCAGCAGGTAATGCTGAAGATGCTAAAGCATTTGCCAATGCTATTCGTCAAATGCAAACCGCTGCACCCGCTGCACCAGCAGCTTCTGGTATTCCTACTGCCCGTAAAGACATGGGTGCATCTCCGTATGCAGTAGCACCATCAAGCCCCACATTAAAAGCGTTGTACTCCCCGTTTGTCGGGATGTACCGTGGACTTCAAGACATTACCGATACTGGCGTTATTGCAGCAACAGAGGCTTTGGGTATCAAAGGCGCTCGTGAGGAATCTGCCCGTCAAAAAGCACAATACGAACAGCAATATGGTGAATCAATGGGTGCGGATGTTGGGCGAGTCGGTGGTCAAGTGTTTGGCACATTGCCGATAGGTGGCGCAATTGCAGCACCCCTTAAAGCTGCTGCCAAATTAACACCAGCACTTGCAAAATACTTAATACCAGTAGCCACAGCTATTAAGACTGGGGGGTTTCAAACTGGGTTGAAGCCGGGTGTTGCTAATGTGGCTACCCGTGCGCTGGGTGGTGGTGTTGTAGGTGGTGCGTCTGCTGCGGCAGTTAATCCCGAAGATGCAGATACTGGTGCAGTCATTGGCGCATTAGTACCGTCTGTGGTTGCTCCCGCAGTTAAGGGTGGAGTTAACTTTATTCGTAAATTAGCTGACCTAAAATCGTCAACTTACCTTGATGCTGTTGAAGGAATGGGGCGTGACATTGTTAACGCGCTAACCTCAAAGACCGCAACCATTGTTCCGGGTTCTGCGCCAACAGCGGCTCAAGTTGCAGCACCTGCGGGAAGTGCCAAATTCTCAGCATTTGGAAGAAACTTGTCGGAACTGCCCAATGCTGCAAGTGATTATGCGGCTGCGTCGGCACAATCGAATCAAGCACGAATAGCACAAGATGCTCGGGTGGCTGATAGATTTAAAAATGTTGCTGACAAACTTACTGCAAAGATTGACAGAAACCTAGTCGATGTTAGCCCAACTGAAGTTGGCGATGCCTTAATTGCAGCAGCCAAAACAGAACAACGGTCTGTCAAAACGAATGTTGTTCAACCAGCATACAAGGCTGCGTTTGATGCAGCGGGTGATGCCAAGATTGATGTGTCCAATGTGGTCAGTGAAGCCGAGCGCATTCTTGATCGTAAATTATCCGAATTTGCTACGGAAACAGCACCAGACACTGTGCGTAAATTGCGTGGGTTCCTACCCAAAGCGCCCGAAGTTGCGGCGGTCACTGTTGGTAAAGCTGGTTTTAAGACAGCCAAGCCTCCAGTACCCGCACGGGCCACTCCCGAGGCTACACTGCAAGACCTTGACGATGTTCGTAAGGCCATCAACGCAGACATTGCTGCGGCTAGTTCGGGCAACACCCCAATGGCTGCAACAACCATAAAAAACCTGCGTCAGTTGCACAGCGCAATTGATGACGCTATTGGTAAAAGCACTACCTTGGCTGATGATGCTAAGACACTTTATGCGGAAGCTGTCAGCAAATATCGCACAGAATACGCTCCAAAGTTCAAGGAAGGCGTAAACGCAAACCTATTTAAGAAGACAAGCATTGGCGAGGGGCGAGTGCGTCCAGAGGATGTCATTGCTAAATACTTTAACCCAAACGCTGAGTCTGAGGCTCGCCAATTCATAACATTGTTTGGCAACAACCCTGACGCAATGAAAATTGGTCGCACGGGCATTGAAGACATCTATCGTAAAAAAGTCGCACAGGGTGGTATGTCACACGCCAATTTTATGAAAGAGTATGGGCGCACTGTTGACATTTACGATAACGCTGGAATGAATTTGCGTCAAAGGTTTGATGTCATCGACAAGGACGTGCAGCGGTTAGCAAAGATTGACGAGATGGCGAAAGCCAGTGGCAACAAATTAGCCCCACCTTTACCACCGGGGTCTAACGCCTTGGCAGTTGAGGCACGGATTGCGGATTTAACAAAAGGGTTAGATGAGCGTAAGTTGACCGCAATCAATTCGGTGCGTGACGATTTAGCCCGTGAAGCTGAATACCAAAGACTTGCAAGTGCTGGGGGCAAGGGTCCAAAATCAATTCAAAGTGCAACAGAGGCAGGTAAAGAATCAGGT